TCCTTAATTTATTAGGACTAATCAAAGTATCAACAGATCCTAAAAATTCACATTCAAACTCAACACGGAACTGTTGTTCTGAAGTGTTTGCAATAGTTTGTTCCTTCCAAACCTCATCTCTTCCTGGTACATCCCACCAATTAACCTCTGTAGGGATATATTCATTCTTCTTACGTTCAGCATCATGCCAAAGTTTATAAAAGTGATTCATCCCGTGAGGGGTAGAAACAATTATAACTTTAGTTTTTTGACCAGATGATATAGTAGGATAAACAGAACTAAAGAACTGATCCGCTAAATGGTTTGCAACGAACGCAAATTCGTCTAAGAATATGATGTTATAAGATCCACCACGGACTGCAGATGCAGATGTAGACGCAGCAATAATTTTAGAACCATTCTCTAATTCAAGAGATGCTTTGTTCCATGTTAAAACTCCCTGCTGCAACCACCTTGGTAAGTTCTCATATGCAGTTTGAAGTCTATCTAATAAATCTTTTGCAGTTGATGCTTTGTTAGCAAGAATTGCTATATTAATATTATCATTGAATATTGCATAATGAAGAAGATATGATACTACGATTGTAGACTTACCTGACTGTCTAGGTAACTTACAAATATTAAATCTATGATGATGGAATCTATCCAACATCTTCTCTTGGAAACTATATGGTTTAAATTGTTGTAAACCATAGTCCAGAGTAACTATGTTTATATACTTCTTTGCAAAATATATTGGATCGTCTATACATTTAGAAAACTCAAGAACTTGCTCCTGAGTAAACTCCTGAGTAGTATTGGCTTTTTTTAATAAAGGATTACCGAGATAATGATCAACTTTAGTAGCCATTTAATTGCCAGTATAACCTACCTTTGCTCCAAGAACATCTGCATTACCTGCAAATACTGTATGAGTTGGTAGTTTTTCTAATACGACTGAACTATTACCATTGATTGTAAATGTACCAAGAGTAGTACCACCAGCAGTCTCTTGTACTGTAACCAAATAGTTAGTACCAGCAGCAGCGGTATTCACAAGACGGACGACAGTTGCTTCGGTGAAACTAGTTCCTGCACCTGCACTTGTAGGGCATGGGATTTCAGTTCCTTTGATGTTAATTAACATGATACTTTAATGTTCCGTAGTTGTATTTAGGAGTTCTCGTCCCTATCTATGTCCTTATTTCTTTGTGCTTTTACCTTTTTAATATAATCATCTAAAGCCATTTTTGACTTTTTATCACTTGCTTTCATCTTGTCGAGATTTGCTCTCATAGCATCAGCAATTTTACCTTCATTCATAAATCCTGTTAAAGACTTAAGAAGTTGTTCCTTCTTCAAACCTTTAAAAGATCCTTTACCTTGTCTGATATTAGACTTACCATATGGATATCTTAATTCCATTTCTGGACTATCAGCAGACTTACGATATGATGGTGGGTTTCCTCTTTTACCTGCTTTCTTTCTATCTCCAAAATTAGACTTATCTAATCTTCTACCATGCTTGTAAGCAAAACCTTTACTTACTTGACTACTTGCCATGTCTTTTTGAGCATCAGACATACCAGCAGTATGTGATGCAAAACGGTTTTCATACTGAGGATGACCTTTTATGTTCTCCTCTCCACCATGCTTTTTAGCAAGAGCTTTTCTCTTCTTCTCATAATCAGGAGATTTGGTATTGTCATACTTTGCCTTTGCTTCATCAACTTTGTCTTTCTTGTGGCGATCATCCCCATATGTAATGCAAGGATTTTGACCACATCCACAATTTTTTTCACCCTTCCCTTCAGGTATAACATGTTCATGCATTTCAGTAACAAGAATTTCTAAATCTTCTACAGGAACACCTTCAACAATATACTCTGCAAATTCAACATCATAATGAGCAACGTTACCATTCTCATCTAGGTCATGTGCTTCTGGAATACAATTTCCGATTCCATACTCTTCATGCTTTACCTTTGATGCACAGTTATGGTTTTTTGCTTTCTTTTCTCTTTTACTAATCTTACCATCTACATCACTCTTTTCATACCACTTACCATCACCATCATCGTCTTGCCATCTTTTTCCTTCTTTTTGCACCTTAATGATTGGGTTCTGATCATTATCAAATTGTGCCATATTACTTGGCAATTCATACTTATCAAAGTATTGAACTTGACAACCAGGATATACCTTACATACTTCATCTTGAACATCTTTTCTCGTTGGCATAGTTGCCTGAGGGAAGAACATCTTAATGTTATACATCTTACCTCTCCAGTTCACACCAACCATGATGAGATTACCGAATTCTGATGGGAGCCTTACTGCTTCATCAACTGTCATTTGGAGTTCCTCCTTTTTAGTTTTCTTCTCAGGTAAACCTTTGTGCTTTGTAGATGCAAAATCCTTTGCATCTCCTTTACCAATTTCACTTGCAACTTTTGCTACTTCAGGGGAAGAAGCACCCTCACCCTTTTGTGCTGCACGAACCATACCAAAAAATCTTTGCTGTTTTTTAGAGACTGCATCTTCATCTATTCCTAGTTTCCGATCTATCTCTTTAGAGATGTCTTTTCTCTCTTTTGCCTTTGCTTTTGCTTTTGCTTGTTTAGCAGCAGTTTGTGCAAATTGTTTTCTTGATGCTGATTGAGATGCTTGTGACTTTTGAACAGATGAAGCAGCATTTGCTTTTTGCTTCTGAACATTTGCCATTCTCTTATCATCAAGAGCATATTCATTAACATCTACATTACCTTGAGTATTTGTAGACTTATGAATAGTCTTATGTCTATGATCTCTTGCTGACTTAGTTGCTTTGAGTTCCTTATCCTTTTGAGAATAATTATCCTCTTCACCAATCCATTGATCAGAAGCATGCATTTTAGGCATAACATCTTCTGGTCTGATTAAATCAATAATCTCAGCAAACTTCTTACCATCAGCGGTATGAAGTACTACGTTTTCAGTGCTCATTCCACCTGGATCAATTGCTTGATCTCCACCATCCTCTTGATCACCTTCAGGGTCATCTGGTACAAGACGACCTTTAGAATTCATATGTGAACCTTTAGGAACCTTCTTGCATTTTTTATCAGTATAACAATAATACTGACCCTTACCACATGATTTATTCATGTGAGCCTCTTCAATCTCAGTAATAATTAAGTCCACAATTCTTAACCCCTCAATCTGTGGATTAGGAGGTAATTCAATTTTAGACTTCAGTTTGCTTTTCGCCACAGAAACTTCATTAGGATTAGACGATTTAGTCATGTTCCTAATCTTAGACTGTTTAGAAGCAGCTTTATGAGATTTTTTGTCAATTGCAAAACTCGTCATTTTAAACGCAGTTTTTTTCTATTTATCTTCTTTCTCAGTTCTATTTTTCTTTAGCAACTTAGATAGTTCTGCTGTCGAACCAAAGAACATTGCATTAGTGACATTAGTTGGACCTTTACTATTGTCTTCTTCTACTTCTTTTATCTTCTTCTGGAGATCCATTAATTTATCTGTGGTATCTGCAACAGACTTAATAAGTTGACCTACAACTTCAAATGCTCTTGCTTGACCCTGATCTACAGCAATCTCTAATGCACTATCAAGTGCCTCTTGGCCCTTCTCTATAATACTGTAAAGATTGCCACGAGTATACTCATAATCCTTATCAATATCAATCTCTTTTGATTTAGAGACTTTCTCAGGTTTCTTAGGTTCTTTTACTACTTCAGATTCTACAGGTTCTGCAGGTGTAATATCAAAAGTATCATTTAGATCTTCAAATTTGTCTTTCATAATTAGTTTCCACTAAATCCAAAATCATCACCACCTTCTATTAGTGCATTATCAGCAGACGTTATTCCCTTAACATCACTACCACGAACATGTTCAATAGCAGTTGTATTATAAGAAGCACGTTTTACACTTAACTTATTACCAGTAATAGATTCAATATACATTGTCTCGTTATTAATATCAATAAATGTTAGTGCTGATAATCCTGCAGGATCATCTACTGGTATAACAGTAGAACTCGCAAGAACATCTTCTGCTAGATTTGCAATAACATCTCCAGTGTAGTTCTTTGTAGCAACTGGAGTAGCATATGTAATCTGACGACCTGTACCATATGCTGCACTTCTTTCTCCAGGTGTAATACCAACAGATACTTTTTTGATAAGATCTTTTGGTGCAACTGGAACTGGTCCGAACAGATATGTCTTAGCACTAAAGTTTAACTTATAAAGAAGAACTCTTCTCTCTGTATAGTCTCCTTCATAATTATCTTCAAAACCAACATTCTCTAAAGTAATCGGTATATCTTTCTTCTCTCCAATACTCTCTACTAAGTCAATAGTAACTGTATAATTTGGTTGAAAATATGGAAGTATCTGTTCTACAATCTGTAAAGCATCATCATTCAAAAGAGTCATTATATTTAACTCAAA